CTTAAAAAACCCAAAAAAAACTTAAAAAACCCAAAAAAAACTTAAAAAACCCAAAAAAAACTTAAAAAACCCAAAAAAAAACCCCTTAAACAAAAAAAAGTTTAAGGGGTTTTTTCATGTACGTTGATTACTCATTTTTTAAGACAATTTTCGGAAATTAAAAGTTTAAAAATCTGTCCATTTCATATTTTATTCTATTTTCATTTGAAATTTCTTTGGAAATATCTACAGTTGTATCAAATGAAGTGTCTGCAGTAGTTAAATCGAATTTGCTTTGAGGTTCAATTTCTATTCCAAATTTTTTTTCAAATTTTTGAAGCGAACTTAGGAATAATTCCGGAGAACTTGATATAATATTTTCATATTCGGAAGAAGCCCATTTAAAATAATCAACAAGGGTTTGAGCATTTTCAATATCTAAAACAAGAGTTCGTTTGATATTGTTGGACATATTTGTAAATCTAAGAGAAGCTGTACGATGATTTTCAGCATTTTTTTCATAATCAAAAAAATGCTGGAGCCCACTGATAAATGCTGTCATATACAGTAAAATAGCAGTTGAAACAGTTATTATATCTGAAGCCAGTTTACTTCTAATAGTAAAGGTAGCTGTTATAACTGTTATCGTAGCTGTGATAGAAGTAATAGTGATATTTGTAATATTAATAATTTTATTACGAACTTTATACATTGCGCATTCTTCTTTATGCAGCCATGCGTATTGACTGCATTTAGCTTGATATGATGTAAGAGCCTCGACTGCTCTTGTCTGGAATGATTTAGGATTTGTCATGGTACATGTTAATATTTTTATTTCTTTAACCTTATTCAAAATTACAATAATTTTATTTTATTATTATTATTATTTTTATAATTTGAAAAATCTTCCATGACGTCTTGTAATCTGGAAAATTCTACTGGTTTATATAAATAATTATCAAAATTACCTTTTGATCCAGATTGTGCAACATCACTGTTTAAAGCTGTCATAGCTACAGTATAAGGCGGAGAATACATATTTTTCTCTATACATTTAAGAAGACCGAACCCGTCAAGTTTTGGAGTTTTAATATCTATAAAGCAAATATCGAAATGACGGTTAAAAAGCATAGTTTTTGCTTCGGCACCATTACTTACTTCTGTTATATTTGAAAACCCTAATTTTTTTAATTGCGCCGAAAGAACATTTCTATTGATCGAAATATCATCATCTATCAAAATTTTAATTTCAGGATCTTCTATGCGAGGTTCTGTTTTTGTTTTCCCAAATTCCTGAGTATTGCTAAAAATATGATGACAGACAGATATTAATTTTCTTTCTTTGACAGGTTTAGTCAATAAATATACAAATAATTCTTTTCCTATATTTGCTATCTTGTCCCCTATACTTGAAAGCGCGACCAAAGGAATATGTATTTTTAATTCTTTTATTTTTTTTGCCAAACCTATACCATTGAATTTCGGTATATATATGTCAAGTAAAGCTATATCATATACTGGTGCTGTTTTAAGAAATATAAGTGCTTCTTCGCTTGTAGAACAAGGATAAGGTATCATCCCCCATTTACTTATCATTTTAGAAATACTTATACGATTGATAGTGTTATCATCTACGATTAGAACTTTTTTTCCTTTTAGAATTGTAGGATCTATATAACTATTATCATCAATGAAATAATCTTCACGCGGTCTCTCTAGTTGAATTCTAAAACAAAATTCACTTCCTTCTTTAGAACTGTTATTTAACCAGATATCACCAAGCATTAAAGAACAGAGTTCTTTGCATATAGCAAGTCCAAGACCGGATCCTTCGTTCGATGTATCACTTGTTTCCGAATACTCAGAAAATAATTGACTATAAGATTTAAAAAGAAGGGTTTCGTGTTCTTTTGATATGCCTTTACCATTGTCTTTAACAGAAAAAACTAATGTGATATTTTTTGGACTAATTTCTTCTGTAAATTCAATAGAAACTTTTGTATTTACTTTCCCCTTGATTTCTGTAAATTTTATAGAATTAGAATATAGATTTATCAAAATTTGCTGTATTCTCTGAGAATCCCCTATAAGATAATCGAGAACACTGTTATCGATTACAAAGGTCATTTCTATTCTTTTTTCATCAGCTTTAAGAGCTACAATATCATGGGCTATTTCTATACATTCACGAATATAAAAAGGTTTTAATGTTAAAGAAAATTTACCAGCTTCTAATTTTGAATAATCTAAAATATCATTCACTATTTTCATCAAATTAAACCCTGATTCTTTAAGCATGTCAAGATAATTTACTTGGTCACTGTCGAGGTCTGTATCAAGAAGAAGAGTTACCATGCCAATTATCCCATTAAGAGGTGTCCTGATTTCATGGCTTAAATTAGCCATGAATTTATTTGTGACTTCAAGAGACTTAAAGTCGTCTTTGATAAAAATAATAAATCTGTTTTCTCCTATTGGTATTTTATTTAAAGTGACTTCTATTATTTTATCATTAATTTTGAAATAACATTTATAATCATCTTCAGTAATATCGTCCATGCTAATTTCTCTGACAAATAACACTTTTATATTATGCGAACCAGGTGTTAATAAGGTATCAAATAATTTACTGTTTTTTGCATATTCTGACACCTGTAAGATGTCTCCCTTTTTATTAATCATTAATACATTGCATGGTATTTTATCAAAATGAATGCTTTCTTTCATGTGAAGGTTCCTATTTTAAATATATAAAAAAATATCAAGAGTTAAAAAGAAATTATTTTATTAAAATACGACCAATGGAAGCATTCCAAGAAAAGTTAAATACGATAAACGAAGTCCCAGGATTAGTTGAAAATATGCTGATAACAAGTAAAACTCAAATAGGTAAAACCCAGGCTATTCTTGATACTATCAAAATTATTAAATACCACTGTATTTGTGTAATTGTGTCAGATAATAGAAAAGACCAAATGGAGCAAATGAAGCAAAGATCAGAGGAAGCCGGGCTTAACGTAGTTACTCTCAACAGTATTAAGCTAAGTAGAATTAATTTATTTTTCAAAACAATTAAAAATGCGTCTGGAAAAATTGTTATTTTGGTTCTCAATAATTCTAAACAAAGTGTTAAACTTGATAAAATAATTAAATTGACGTTAAAGATAAATAAAAGTATAAAATCATATTATCTTTTTCATGATGAAGGAGATACAATCAATAAAATCGATAATGTATCAGAAGTAATTGAAAATTCTCCTGTATCACATTCTTCATGGATAATGCATCTTAATAGTGTCAGCAAACTTAAGCTGATTAATTATAAAAGAATATTCGTAAGCGCTACTCCTGAAAATTGTTATCTACTTTATGATATCAAAATTAAAAACACACTGGTAATTCAAGATCCTAAAAATTATCGTATTATTTCAGCATATTCCGAATGGGATGGGGCTAATTTTGATTTTCTTGAGAAAGAAGTAAAACGTATCAATGAAAATAAGACAAAGGAGGCAATACTTTATTGTTCTGAAAGTAAAAATGAAAATCAACATATTTTAGCAAAGGAAATTTATAATAAATTCGATTGTCCTATAATAATTTATAATGGAATAAATATAAAAGTTCTAGGAAAAGATAAACAATTTGAAAGTATATCAAGCTGTTTTGCCGACGTTGAAACAAATTACGAGGGAGCTGTTATAGTCATAGGTCATCGTCTAATGGATAGGGGCGTATCATTTGTTAGTTCTAAGAAAGGGGAATACCCGCTCACTGCAACTATTTTATTTTACGCAGGTTCAAGTTCAGCATATTCTACTGGAATAAACCAAAGACTTGGAAGAATTACAGGAACTTCAAGGCCTGATATCTGTAGGAGAAAAGTGTATTGTCCTGAAAAAATAATGGAAGCTTACCGTAATTATTTTATAAATCAAAATCGGATACTTTTAAAAATAAGTAAATGTAAAAATCCGGAATTGTTTTTAAGTGAAATTATTTCTGATACAGTTCTTGAAAATATAGGACTGCTTTTAGATAGACGGTCTTTAAAAGAACCAAATTTAATTTACTCTGGACTTTGCAGTGAAAAAGCTAAAAAATATGGGGCTTTATCAGATGATCCAGAAAAAATGAAAAGACTTATTAATAACTGGAACACTCTTTCAAATGCTAGCAGTATATCTAAAATATTTAAGAAAATTTACAATAGTGAAAATCATAGTTTATTAAAAAGCAAAGTCAAAAAAATTATTATTCATGATTTAGATCTGAAAGAACAATATCTATTAAATTTGTATAATATGAAGCATTCGCGACGTTGGAGTACCGTATTTTGCCTTAAAGTAATAAATGAAGTTGAATGGATAAGTATCACAGACGCTGCGCTGATTTATTTGACAAGTAAATAAAAATATTTTTATATGTACTATAATATATATAAAAATGGAAACTTCTAATATTATCATGATTATTTCAACGATTGTAACAATAATTATATTATTATTGATTTCTGCATTGATGGCAGGAGCATTTACTCCTAAAAAATTAGTAACTTCAGAAATCAATGTTTCCCCTATAAATAATGTGATAACACCAGGAGAAACTCTTATGGCTCCTACTGACCCTAATAATATTCCTATCCAAACTCTAGATGGTTCGACTGATACAGCTACAGTGCCTGCAACGACCACGACTACGACTAATTCAACTGTTTCTTTGATAAATTCATTGCTTTCACCTTTACCTGTAGTTGCTCCTATAGTTGCTCCTGTAGTTGCTCCTGTAGTTGCTCCTGTAGTTGCTCCTGTAGTTGCTCCTGTAGTTGCTCCTGTAGTTGATCCTGTAATTGCTCCTGTAGTTGATCCTACAGTTAAAGCTCCTTCTGGATTTAAAGATTATTGCAGCAGTTTTTGCAGTACGTCAAATTCACCTGACTATACTAAGTGTCCAGAATACTGTTCGGAATCTAATTGCTGGGACTGTACCTATAAAGGACCATATAATAATACTCAGCTTGCTCCTGTGACCACGACAACTAATTCAACAGTTTCTTCTATAAATTTGCTTCTTGAACCTACTACTACTACTACAACAATTGCTCCAATTGTCAGAGAGCCGTCTGGCAATGCTTCAATGTGCGCTGGCGTATGTCCAAATCAGATCAATTCTGGCGTATCTGCCAGTACATGTAATAATGTATGCAGTGAAACTCCATGCTGGGACTGTGCTTATAAAGGCCCGTATTCTGACCCTGCTCCTGAAGTTGCTCCTGAAGCTGCGTCAACTTCTCTTACTTATAAACTAATAAAAAATAATGCAACTGGTAAATGTATAGATGGAAATGGGACAAATGTTTATTTTGGAGATTGTTCTACAGGAAATGGGTGGCAAAATTGGTATTATGACCCTTCTACGGAACTTATAAAACATAAAGAAACAGGAAAATGTTTAGATGGAGATGGAACTGATGCTTATTTTGGAGAATGCTCTACAGGGAATACATATATGAAATGGATCTATGACTCGTATAATGGGTTTATTACACATAAAAAATCGGGTAAAAATCTTGCTTCTGATGCTAATTCTAAAATAGTAATTCAATCTGGTCGGCTATCAGAAAATCAAAAATGGTCTTTTCAGTAAAATATAAGTGATCCAAAAACTTTTGGTTTAAGTGTATTTTAAATACATTTCAATGCTTCTTTTATTATATATTTTAATACTGGGACACTCATGCTGTTCCCTATCTGTTTTTTAAATTGAGAATTATTTACTACTTGTTTGAATTTTTTTGGAAATCCTTGAAGAAGTAGTAATTCTAAAATAGATATAGGCCTGTTTAATTCATATATGAAGTGACTATTACTATTTGTAGCAATAGTTGGAACAATATTATACATAATTTTACGCTGCGTAGAAAATACCGTGTTGATTATATTAAATTCCATATCAGTTTTAATATTATAACCACGATCTTTATAAATATTACTTACCCCTTTCAATTGTAAATCAAGTATTTCTCGTAATGCCCGCATCTTTTTTTCTTTTGGTTTAATAAAATCTTTTTTCTGGATGTCTTTTCTAATTCCAACAAAATAGATTCGTTGGCGATTTTGAGGAAGACCAAATTTTTTCGTGTTATATACGCTTGCATTGATACTGTACTTTTCACTTAAAATTTCTATCAAATTAGAATACATTTTCCCATCAGAAATACTTTTAAAACCTAGAACATTTTCAAGAATTAATATTTTTGGCTTACTTTCTTTAATTGTATCTAACATTGCAGATATAACATTAGATCTTGGATCCAATATCCCTTTCCTTTCTCCGATAGTACTAAAAGGTTGACACGGAAATCCGCATACATATAGATCTATTTCTGGTAATTTTTTATTATTTCTAGTAGTAATATCAGTAAATAGTAAATTAGGTTTTTTGAAATTTGCTTCGGCAGTTTTATTAGTAAAAGTATCATTATCGCATCTCCAAATCTGGGAATATTCTATATTTAGAGACTTTAACGCGATTAACGGGGCTTCAATTCCAGAACAGTCTGTGCCTATTCTAAGAACCATCGATACTCTTAAAACATAAAATAATAACATTATTTTTCATGTTTTATTCTATATTTTCTTATTTTTCTATATAATTTTACTGGTGTAAATGGTATCAAACAAACTGATGATACCAACGATATTCCAGAAAGTATCGGAATTCGTAAAAAAGTTGCTTTACTTGGATAACACATTTCATATACAATGCCAGAAATACCACATTTAAATATTGTCGTTATTTCTTGCTCCATTACTTGGTACTCTTGTATATCTAAAATAACTACGTAAAAAAACCCCTTTAAGTGTTATTTTAAAGGGGTTTTTATTTTTTAAGTTTAGATCGTTTCAATAAGTATGCGATAATTTTTATCGCATATTAATGCATATTCTTTGAAGATAATTGGGGTAATTTTGCTGATACCTGAAATGTTTCCGCTTGTCAATCTACATTTCATTGTAGAATCGTGTTCATTGGATATTATTACAGTATTGTTCCCATAGATATCACGTGTGATATCTATGATAGCATACCCGCATTGATTGATCACGCATGTGTTACTCGCAGTAGACACACTAATAGAATCAAAAGATTCTATTAGATCATCTATGTCATTGTTCAATTCTTTAAGAATTAAACTTTGTCGTTCAGAATAAGTAATATTGTTAAGATTTATTTCAAGTTCAAGAACTGGCATTGTTTTTGTAGTTTTTATTGATTTATATATGATTTTATTCAATTTTTTTTTAACAGTATTTACATAATATTTCTAGTAATTTATAATGATTGTGCATATAAAGTGATTCTTCAAATACAATTTTGAATTTTGAATAAATTTCAGAATCAAAAGTAGAAAGTAGTTTTTCAAGAATCACTTTATTCCCTGAGCAACATGCAATTTTTATAGATTTTATTATGATATTATCTTGTATTTTATTGTTTATAAAATGATCAAGAATATCTTTATTACCATATACAACACTGTCGATAATTACAGCATTAATTAAGTTTTTATCACTATTCGTGTTTAATATATATTGAATGGTTTTTTTATTATTATATTTGATGCAACATTTGATCAATGACTTAAAATTTAGATCAAAATTATTTTTAATGTAAATACTGTATAAATACATGTTCATATCGCAAAATCCTTGCGAAATACTTAATTTTATAGGATAGTCTCCTTGTGAGACAAGGTCTAATTTTAAATCTTCTATAAGGAACTTAATAGTTTTTAAAGCATTGTATTTAGCTGCTAAATTTAATAAAAAATAAGGGTCGCATATTTTTTTTGCTATAAGATTTTTTATAATACATGTATTATCTATTATTACATTTTTTTCTAAAATCTTGTAATAATACCCCGAATCTTCTCCGATGATTACAAATAACTTATCAAGAATATCTTCTGTGATCTTGACGACTTCATTACTGCTGATATAGTGATCTATAATTTTTTTAGCAAGTTCGGGGTCAGTATTTTTTTTGATTTCTTTGACTGTGAAATTGTTAAGAAGACACCATTTTATTCGGGGATTAAAATTGCCTACAATTTTTAATGTTGATAAATAAGATTTTATATCAAGGTGGGAAAATATTGAAATTAAAATTTCATTAGGCAACGAAAGCATATCTTATAATTGGTTTAATTTTAATTAATTGAAATTAAAATTAAATTTTTTTTTCTTCAATTTACTTTTATAGTAAATGGCTCGTTGATGCTGATATTTTACAATTGTCTTGGCGAACTTTAAGTGTCTCGGTGAACTTTAAAAAAACATTTATTTTTTACAGATTGCAGATTCTGCACATACTCCCATTAAAAACCCTTGATAACTTCGCTCGCCATCATATAATTTATATGGTTTCCCAGTCTTATTAATGTATTTAATTGTTGGATATCCATTAATTCCTAAAGTTTTACTGGCAAATTCTCCGTACTTCTCGCAATCAAGATAAAACAATGGGAAGCTGCTTCCTAATGCATTTGCAGCTTTTTCATATTCAGGCGATGCTCTCTTACAATGTCCGCACCAATGTGCACCGAACATTACCATTCCTTTAGTCCCGTTAGCAAGAAGATAATGAGATATCTTCTGGGTCTTACTGTCAAAGTTTGACGGGGTCAATTCTATTACTGAAGAATTTTTTCTGAATAAAGACATGGCCTTTATATATTCATTAATAATAAAAAAAATATTATTATTAATAATTTTATTCTGAATCATCAGATAAGATGCATCCAGAACTACCATTACTTGAAAATGAATTAAGAGTAACAGCTTTACCGTTATCTGTTTTTTGTTTTTTCTGGAGAAGATGTTTGTAATTATCTCCCTTTTTATAAAATTGAAGTCTTTTCCATTCTTTTTCGAATACCGGAAGAACATTCTTAAACCAATCAGGGTTGCGAACGATTCTCGTGATGCAGTGATTGAATACTTTCCAATATGTAATGCTTATTTTTTTAGAGCCGTCATTTTCTTTGTCAAGGCGGCCTTTATTCTCTTTTGCCCAACTACTTAGAAGTTCCGAGTTGTCCAAAAGATTTCTTTCAGGATAAATATATTTATTATTTTTAGGATGAAATTCTCCTGTTTCTGAATCTGGAACTTCTGTTTGTATAAAAAGTCCTCTGAATCTTATCGGCCCAAATTCTAATGTTGTATCATCTAGCCACTCTTCTTCTGACTCGAATTCTGTAAATGAAAATTCAGTGAAGTCGCAAATTTCTAAATCACATACTTCTAATTGTAGCTGGCATTGAAAATAATAATATAACGGAGGAATACCTGTGATCGCTCTGCGGTACGGGCATTTTATTTCAATCATGATTCCAGACGGAGTGATCCCATCTGGACTGGCGGCAATTAATGGTATAGTCGGGTGAACCAGTAATCCAAATTCTAATACTTCTTCTCCTGTAATATTACTATAAATATCTGACGCGACGCTTTCGTATTTTTGTCCAAAAAAAGTTGCGGCTGATCCTGTAAACTTACTACCTCTACAACGATCTAGGAAATACTGGGTTTTACTAGAATAAGGGTTACAACACTTCCCGTCTTTATCAAAGATATCTTCAAGCTTATAGGTTTCTATATATTTATCGCACGTCATACTATCGCGAACGAGCAAACTCGCTGCTGACGAAGCTGTAATTAAGCTCGGTCTTGCGGCGAACCACTCAACGCTTAGCTGCTGAAGTTGTGGTCTTTTTAGAAGCGCTTCAACTCTCTGGTCCATTTTATTGTTTATTTTATGTTTTATTTTTTTAAGTCTTTCCGAATTTTTTAACTTAAAGAATTCATAGTAAAATACCACATTTTACTATAAATTCAGGCAACAGTTCAAGCCTAAACCAAAAGTTTTTGGATACTTTGTAGAAGATGATTTGCCAATTTATAATGAAAAATATAGGAAAAAAGCATATTTGATGCAAAAATTTATTTGATTTCATAAATAAAAATTTATGAAATTATTTTATTTATGAAAAATAGATGGGGTTTTATATTAAAGCATTTAATGATATTAAATCACATAAAATATCAAAAAAGAAAGAAATAAAAGACTCTTCGATAAAAGATTATCTTAGAAATATCAGAAAAATTTCTAAAGAACTTTTTAACAGTGCCAAGCCCAATGTTCTTTACTTCGCGGATCACGAGAGTGTTATAGAATATCTTGAAAATATAACAAATTGTTTTTCAAGAAAAGTAATGCTAACAAGTATCATAGTACTTATTGACTCGGCAGTTAATTTTGATGAAAAAATCAAAAAAATTTACAGGGAGTATCTTAAGAAACTAGCAAATGAAAATGACGCTGTTTATAAAGAAAACGAAAAAAATACCAAAGAAGAAGAAAATTGGATTACTCGTAAAGATATCCAAGATAAAATAGACAATTTAGAAATTTCTATAAAAAAAGACAGCTTTACAAAAAGACAAAGAGCTGACGTTTTTCAACAGTATCTTGTGTTAAATCTATATTTTTTACTACCACCGGTTCGTAATGACTATACAAAAGTCAAGATAGTTAACGATCCTTTGCTAGAAAAAGATATTGATCTCAATTTTAATTACATTAATTTGTTCAATAATACACTTTATCTTTGCAATTATAAAACTGCAAAATTTTACGGAACTCAGAAAATACTTATACCAGAACCCCTTTTAGAAATGATAAAAAAATATCAAATTATCAAAAAAGAAAATTTAGATTATACTGAGCCATTTATGTTAATAAATACTACAAATAATACCCAAATGAATTCAAATACATTAACAAAGTACCTTAATAAAATTTTTAAACCTAAAAAAGTCAGTACAACTATTCTCAGGAAGGTTTATCTGTCAGAAAAATACCCGATCACTCACAGTATGAATGAGATGGACATTGATGCAGCGGTGATGGGGCATGATATCAATACTGCTCGGAAGATCTATACTAAAAAATTATAAATACACACATACAATCAGTTTGAAATACTTGAAAGTAGAATGGTTTCTGAAAACAATAAAAAACTTAAAAACCCCTAACAAATTTGTTAGGGGTTTTTAAGTTTTTTATTGTTTTTAAGTTTTTTATTGTTTTTGAGTTTTTAAGTTTTTTATTGTTTTTGAGTTTTTAAGTTTTTTTATTGTTTTTGAGTTTTAATATAATTAAATATTTCGATTTTGTGGTCTGTTAAATGTTTTGAATTTTTGATTATAGTTTCTTTTGAAATTTTACTAGCTGAGGCAATTTTGACAATATCAATGATACTTCCAGTTTCTTTTGCGACGAAATAGATACAAGCGCATATAAGCGCGATGTTTTGTATCTCAGAAAAAAGTCGGATTTCATTGCATGCATCAAAGACTGTCTTGCATATATTTTGAACTTTAAAAGGAATTCCTATCACGTTACAAATTCTATGAAGATATTCGCTGTCGCAATTTTCTTCTTCGATAAATTCAGATTTCAAATGTTCTTCAAGAAGCTTGCAATTTTTATTAAATACTGATTTATTTATTTTAAAATGATCAGTGATTAAATGAAGCGGGATGCTCGCATTTGCATTTTTTAATGCAAAATAAAAGCATCCAGCAAGAACCCCCGCTTTGTTCTTTCCTCTTACTATTAATTTCTTATCATTGATCTTAATATTAAAAGCTAACTTATAATAAAAACATGATTGTCTTATAACTCTTGTCGGGGCTTTAAGAAGAAGCGATGCTTCTGTGAATATTTTTTTTACTTCCATCATAACAGTTTCAGAATAATCAAAAGTTTGCCAAAAATGTAAACTTTGCATTCTTCCTTCTCCTTTAATAGAAGTAGAATAATTGCTTTTCCCCATCAAAGGATCGACAGCCCCAGAACATCTACTGCTTCCAGAATTTCCTCCTCCGTCTTCACCGTTTCCATAAGTCTGGGATTCGTTTTCGAATGAAATATTTTTTTGCTCTAGAACAAGTCCGCAATTGCAACAAAGAATATCTCCTTTGCAGTCTATTACTTCTGGTCCACTGGCACAACCACATGTATATTTTTTTAATCCTTGTTGTTTCTGAAAATTTTTATTTAGACTTATAAGAATATTTTCTGCTTGATTTAAAATGTCTTCGATGATAATTTCATTATTATTTGCGATGTTATTTACGATGTTTTGATTTGAAATAAATGCAGTTGTTCCAGCTAACATTTGTGTTATTTACATACATACAGAAATAAATAATCAATTTTTTTCTTGATTTATTTTGTTTACTTATTCAAATGAAGAAGCCTGACTCTATCAAATTGATAAAATCTAACAAAGGTCGCAATTGCGCCACTTTCGATATCATAGAACAATTGAAAAATGAAAGAAATTATAAGAAAGACACTGACCATCTCATTGTTGATAAAATAGTAAGTGAAATTATGATAGCTATAAAGTATTATAATGGATATGGTAAAACAGAATGTATCCAGGAAATACCTATGATAATTTTAGGATTTCCATTGTTTAATGTTCATGAAGTTACTATGAAAGTTCTTGATAAAATGAAAAAAATGAAATTTAAAGCTAATTACATGACTGATAATAAATTATTTATTTCATGGAAATAAATTAGTCTTTTAGACTGTCTAGAAGAGCAAGGATTCTTTTATTTTCATCCGCTAAACTTTTTTTTATAGATTCTACGTTTTTTAATGATTTTTTATTTTTTGTTTCAAAAGATTTCAACTGGTTCTTTGTTTCTGTGATTTTTTTAGAAACTCCTCTAGTTTTTGATGCCAATTTCAAATTTGATACTTTAGAAGACAAAATATCTACAGAATTGTCGCCAATCGAAGACTTACTAAGAACGCTTATCAAATCTTTGATTTCGCTATTTTTGTAAAGAGATGGTGCTTTAAAACGTTTTACTTGATCCATTATACTTTTTGAAAAGAAAAAAATTATTTTTTTTTAATATTCATCAATTTCATCACGCTTCTATCTCTGTTAATTTGATGAGATACTTCTTTATAAAGTTCAAGAAGCGAATCTATTTCTCTAACTGTATCTTCAGGAAGATCTTTGTCGATTTTTCCATAAATTAAAATATTGTCAATATTTTTTCGAACATGTTCACTGGTATTATTTTTTTTCAAAATATATTCTTTGACATATTTTATGATTGTTTTTCTATCTGATAAATTTAAAGCAATTAAATTTTTAGTCCTACGATCAGCCCTTCTATTATATATATTGCTTATAAAATCAAATTTAAAATTGCTAGGATACTTTTCTTTTACACGATTCAAAATATTATCTATACCATTTTTCCAAGAAAGGATAGCCACTTCTGGACTGTCTTTATCGCTACTTGATTTTTTTAGTGATTTTGTTAGTTCTTTGATTATTTGAGAACTTTGATAATCTCCATAGTCATTTCCCTGAGAACTACTATTTTTACTCCAAGAATTACCATTTATTGAATCAGAATTATAACTCATCAATCTTTTGTATAGATATACTAGAGAATAAAAAATCATTGAATCTAGTTCGCTATTACCAATTTATTTTTTTATAGTTTAAGTTGTAATGTGGGACACTGAAGAAAGACGGAAATATTTTGAAATAAATGAGATAGATCCGTATCTCATTTTAGATTCTGTTAAAGGCGAAGATATCAAAATTATTAAAAAAAAATATCATAAATTAGCAAAACAGATACACCCAGATAAGACGAATGGAGCTACAAATTTACAATTTAAAATTCTTAAAGAATGTTACTTGTTTATAGCTGACGAAGAAACTATTATAACAGATGGTAGAGGTTCATATAAAAATATAAACGAGTTAAAAGAAGAACGCGATAGAAACTCTGTCATCGGATATGACCCTGATAGGGATTTATATAAAACAAATTTCGAAGACCACGCAACAAGAGAAAAATTATTCGCTGTTAATGATATAAATTTTTCAAATATAGATAAAATTATTGATGAAAAAAAGAAAGAAACTACTAATTACTCAAGTCTTCAAGGAGAATTTAGACCTAAAAATTTATTTGCTAATAGGAAAAAATTTAGTAATAAATATTTCAACGAATGTTTTGAAATTCAAAAAGAATTAAATCAAAGTTTAATAAAAACTGAAATTTCAGAACTTGATGCGTTTACAAGTGTTAATGTTGGAGAAATTAGTTATTATAATGATGTTATAATAGAAAAAAAAACAGAAAAAAATGGAAATTTTCAAAAATGGAAAACAGATGAAAATTTATATATTGTATCTGAATTATCAGAAAAAGAATTGAAAAAACTGATAAAGCAAAGAAAGCTTAGAAAAAATGACAGCCCCGATCCTACAGATGTTCTTTTTGCACAAAGAAAAAATGAAGCTATTCCTGAAGTCAATAATACTTTGAGTTTTTCAGAAGCAGCTGAAAAACTAAGAACAATGCAATTGTCAAGTTCAAGAGATCGTTTAGCTGTTAATAAGGAATATAATAAGAGCAAGTTAAGTATTTATCCAGAATCATTCAGGAAAAATCTAAATTATTAAAAAAATTGATTTTTCAAAACTACTGTCAAGGTTTTAATAAAATGGGTAAGAATAGTGCTATAAAAACCATTAAAAATAATATGTGTCGCTTATCAAGAATATGAGCTAACGCATGGAAATACTGTTATTTTCGATACTCAGAGAATATCGCCAGAAAAAAAAGCATTAATTGATTTTTATAAAACTATGAATATAGAATTT